GCATCTGCTCCTGGTGTAATCACCTTGGATGTATCTACAGTATTTGCAACTACAGGATTAGACTTTAATGGTAACCCTGTAACAGGAACACCTATTGGATTTGGTGGATGCTTTCCATTGCCATTAAGTCAAGCTGGATTAGCGGGTAATAACACTGTATTCCCATTGTATGCAATTGGTGATTCTACGGGTAAAGCGTTTACCACTATCATTGTGCCTACAAGCGCATATTTCTTACCTGCTGGCTATGATAGCTTTGTGCGCGTGGGTGAAGTTTATATCAATGGTACAACTTTCCATATTATTCCTGCTCTTCAAACAGGTCATTATGAAGTCCGTCAATATGAATTAGCTAATAGCGTTACTGCGTTGAGTACTCTTACTCCAGCAACCTCAGCTACATTCGTAGACTTTACAACTGGTAATGGTCCTATTGCACCTGGATTCACATCTAAAGTTATGTTGAATGTATTTTTTAATCCTAATGCGCAAACTGATGTTTTAACATTGAATCCTACTGGTTTAACAGGTGGAGCAATTATATTGCAAGGTTCTGTTGCTGGCGCTAAATCATCATTCTATGTTGAAATGTTACCGGGTGTAGATGTAACTACTGGCCATGCAGGTATTGATTATTCTGCGACTAGCGCATCTGATACTGTTGACATTGAAATTATCGGCTGGACCGATGATATGGGCGTTGCATTACGTTAATAAAGTAATTTTAACAATGATTGGCCCTAATAAATATTGGGGCCCTATCTTTAATTAAGGAATACATTATGGCACTAGCACCTGCATTGCCTCATCCTACGTTTTTTCCTATGTTTAACAATGGGACATTTTCTGTTCCTAATTATGGGTCTAACCCATTCCTAGAGGGATTTGAGCTGACCATTACTCCTACTACATCTCCAACCTGGTTAAGTGGTGGTACACAGTTTACTTTGAATCCAGGTGCAGCCAGAGATTTTACGAGTGATTTTGTTATTTCTTACAATCCCTATTCTATATCTGGATTGCCGGCAAAAATTTCGGTTGATTTAAATAATACGGGCCCAGGTGGGTGTTATCCAATCGCATTTCAATATGTAAATATTGTAGCTGTTTCTGAGGCGCTGGCTGTATATGTTATAGGGGATAGCACAGGCGTTAATGTTACGAGCGCTATTGTAGCCACAGGAAATAACTTTTTACCTCCCGGATATAACAAATGGCGTAGAGTGGGTACCGTTTTAATATCCAACACAACTAAACAATTGATTCAAGTTACACAAACCGGTAGCGGAAGAGAGAGGGAATATGTTTCTTTGCAAAGATTAACAGGAGCTGGATATGGTCCTACATTATTCTTTACAATACCTTTGTCTAATGGGGCATTTCCTTGGAGTTCGCCCATGGTAACGCATGTATTGCATCGCATGGATTTTTCTTCATCAGACCCAGCTGATTATGGTGTTGTAACGGCATATAACTATGCAACAGTTACTGCTAATTTGCCTTTTACCATTCAAAGCCCTGTTGGAAGTGGTGTATTGACGCAAGAAGCTTGGGTGCCAGTAGGTAAAGATAATTTAAATCATAATATTCAATATGTGACGGTTGTTGGAACAAGTCCAACATTAGTATTGCAACAATGTGGTTGGCGTGAGAGCATGGGATTACAATTGGTTTAAATCATGGCCCACTCCTCTTGACTAATTAGTCTATGGATAGATTTTAGTCTACGGGTGGGTTTTCTATATTTATCGTAGCCCAATATTTGTATTCACATTTTGAACAAAACAATGGCCTATATCTTGCGCTTCCGGCAAATAAATCTATTTTCCATTTTTTATAAATATTATTGCATTTTTTGCATAAATCCATTTATTTCTCCGGCAATCTTTCTAATTTGTCTAGTTCATCTTCTGTTATCAAAGATAATTTACCATTACAATTCCATCTATGTTGTAGAAGCATCGGCTTTAATTCCTCATCATTAAAATATCCATGATTATCACAAACAAATGCCTCTATTTGACATATGTCACATATTAAATGGAATGTAGTACTCATTTCTTCATAATCCAAGGTATTTTAGGTTCATCTTCTATGTGAAGCATTAGGTCATTAGGGCCAAACATAAATTCATTGGTTAAATATCTATCTCTTTTATCCATATCATTAATACTCTTACATTCTGGATGCCTAACAAATCTTCCAATATCATTCCATATGTATAAATATGTAAATCCTTCTAACCATATTTTACCTGTTAAGCATCCTGTTTTTCTATCGCAATCAGGATAAAATGTTAAATCTTTAACTTTGGCACCACTCTTAGTCCAAACACAATCAGGCTTACCAAGATGTATCCATAGTTCTAGGTTAAATGGTTGTGGTTTCATCAGGCTTATACCATCCTAAGATTGGATTCTTGCTTTCAATAGCGGCCATAAAATCATAAAATTTACCATCTTTATAACAACCATTGGTTACATAGGGCGCATCAAAATCAATATGGAATACAAGAAGCTCTAAATCATTCTCATCTTTACCTGGAGGATTATCGCAAGAAACAAAATCATTAAAATTCTTAATCCTCAGAGGCTTAGTAACAAATTTTAAAAAATGACCTTCATTTTTTAGGATGATATCATTTATTATATTTTCTAGATTAAATGGTTGTGGTTTCATAGATTGAACGCCCTTGCTTTCATTCCAATTTCTATTTTTGGAATGGTCTTTACATTAATAGATTTCTCAATATATATTAAGCTAACACCCCTTAGAGAGCAAGCTAGTAGTTTGTCTTTGCTCATTTATCATTCCCCTCTAAAAACTCCACCACATCCTTCGATGCACGATATCTTATAATTTTTTCAAGTTTGTCTTCGCATTTACCGTGACAATAAACCCATTTAACCCCAGTAAACATGCCGATGCGGCCATCTCCATCAATAATTCTATATTTACATATCACGCATATTTCGCTTTCCACTTTTATTACTTAACCCCAAATAGTGATTGCGATGCATTTTTGAGAACAAAACTATCTAAAAACTCTTCAACATCCTTCTTTCTATAAACAATAGTAGTATTTAACATCTTGCTAAACTTAGGCCCTCGTCCCTCTGCTCTATGTTTATTAAGGCATGATTCAGATAGGTTAAGCACTAATGCTATTGTTTTAATATTGAATATTGCTTCTGGAGGAGCAGCCCAGAAGGATGATATTAATTGATCGTCTGTCTTTTTAATCTTCATTTCTTGGCTCAAAATGTTCATTAATCATGTCATATACTTTTGACGCTTGGTCTATTCTCTTTTGAACCCTCTCTTTCAATATAGAACTATCAAGGTCAAAAACTGAAATTACACTCGCATCGTTTAGTACGTATTGTTTTACGAATTCTATTTTATTCATTCTTTTTGTCCCCAAAACATGAGGCCATGTATGTCGTATAAACTTTTCATTCAGAATTTTTCCATCCATCTTCATAGTGATCTTTTATTTAAAGCACAACTACTATTCCTATAGCAATTGCTAAAAAAATGGCAGACATGGATATAAGAAAAATACCCATTGTTATTAATCCTAAAGCATCAATTATTTCCATTGTAATATCTATCATAATTACAGGTTACGCGCATTATAAATTCGTATTCCATATCAGGCGCAGGAGATACGCAAATATTACAATCACCTTGAGTGTTATATTCCGCCATATAAATCATTGGCATCCCATTTTCTTCCGCATAAATCTTAGATAATTTTATAAAATCCTCTTTATCAAAAATATGCATAGGATTCATTATAACCCCATTAAAAGGGCCTTTTATTCCAATTCCCAAATTTCTTATATTTAAACAATTGGATATAAGATAATTTTCCTCTCCTGGGATGGCTTTAAAATTATATGTAGTTTCCATTTTTCACTTATATTTAGTCACATCCTTCCAGAACATAATAATCATTGGCATTCCATTTTCTCTAAGATTATTTTCAAATTATTATTAATCTCAAAAGAAGTACCGCAAATTAAAAGTATTGCTGTTCCGTAAACAACGGTAAATGCAAATTTGGCAAAATCACTCATTAAAATATTTCTCCTGTATAAAGATTCTCGTACCCCATTGATGCATTGAGACGCTAATGAAGCACGAGAAGTAGCTAGGGAATGGCTTTTTTAAGAAGCGTCATTCTCTAAAATATATTATATCTATATTTCCACAAATTTCCATTAATATACCATAATTTATCTTTATTTACACCAATTTCCTTATTAATCAATGACTTGCATTAATTTATTGCCTGTTCTAATCTTTAATTATCTAGAAATAGATCGGACGCACCGATATGCGGTATCCCACTCATGGGGTAAATGAGCAGCACGCACTGTTATGCGGTTTCCGTGACGGGGTAATAGTCAACAGAGAGGTTTTATATGAGTGATGGTTTATCGCAAGATTTGGATCAGGCTACTGAAGTTCCAGAGATTCCTGCTGCGTCAAAAACGTACACACAGGAACAATTAGATCATGTTGTGCATGCAAGGATTATGAAAGAGCGCGAGAAATTGGAGAAAGTCCAAGCTCAGACCCAATCCAGGTTACCAGGTGGAGTTGGTGGAGGCCCTACAAGGGATGAAATCGAAGCCATGATGGAAGCTAAGCTGCAGAATGTAATCGAGAAAGCTGGGCAGAAAGCTGTCGCACAGAAGGTCATGAATGACTTTACTACTAAGATGGCAAGTGGCTATGAGAAGTATCCAGATTTTAAAGATAAAATGCAGGAATTTGGGTTATCTGAATTTACAGATATTGTTCAGATGGCTACAAATACCGAAAACACTGCTGATGTAATGTACGAGTTGGCGAATAACCCTGGGAAACTAGGCTCCATATTGGCTCTATCTGGGCGTTCTCAGAGAAAGGCAATGGAAGCTATACAGGAATTATCAAAGTCTATTAAAGACAATGATGCTGCTAAAACGAATATGAAATCACGTGAACCATTATCACAAATAAAGCCTACAGCAACGGCTGTTGATAATGGAAACCACGGTGTCAGTGACTACATGAAACAATCATGGATACGTCGCTAAAAGGCTAAAGGTTCTCCTTATCAACAATAACTAATAGTTGATTTTGGAGAACTTAAATGTCAACCCCAGTAAATACTTTACAGCAGGTTATCACGTACCAACGTGCTGGCTTAGCATACTTATTATTCCATAGTGCTTTTATTGTTACTTGTAACACTAAATTCAATAACTTCCAGAATTTCAATGGTAACCTTGGCGACACTGTATCTTACGATTTAACCTATCGTTTAAGAAGCCAAAACTCTTTAGTTGGTTCACCACAAGGTGTTGTACAACGTAAACGTACGTTGACTGTTGACCAAGCTAAATTAGTTCCTTATGCATTTAGTAACCAACAAGTATTGTTCAACATGAACGAACAATCTTATATGGATTACATTGGTCGCGGTGCTATTGGTGAATTAGCTTATGATGTTGAAGCATTCATTGCTCAATTAGCTGAAACACGCCCATACCGTTATTTCGGTGATGGTCAAACTCAATTATCAAACATCACTCAAGTAGCGAACATGCTTGCACAATATCGTGCGTATGGTTCTGCTATGGACTTTGATTTAAAAGTTTACTGGCCTATTACTGTTACTCCTAACATTGCATCATCTGCTGCTAACCAATTCGTTATCAATCGTAACGAAGAGATTATGAGTAAATGGATGGTATCTGATTGGAATGGCGTTGAGTTCTATGAATCAATGTTATTGCCACAGCATACTTCTGGTAACGTAGGTAACACAGGTCCATTCGGAGTGGGTAACGTATTAACTGTAGTATCAACAAATGATCCTACTGGGAACAACATCACTCAAATCACATTTAGTGGTGCTACTCCAAACGATCCAAATGCTATCTTTGCATTTGATGGCTTTACCTTCAATGACAATGTAGGCTCTAATCCTAATCTTCGCTATTTAACCTTCATGGGTTACAAGCAAAATGGTTTAGTCCCAGTTCAATGTCAAATCACAGCGCCTGCTGGCTCTGATGGCTCAGGTAACGTGACTGTAAACATTACTCCTGCATTATGTGCAACACCTGGTAACCAAAACCAAAACTTAACCTACAACATTGTTGCGGGTATGCAAGTTACGGTTCTACCAAGCCATATCTGTGGATTGATTGTTGGTGGGAACGCTATGTACTTAGCAATGCCCCAATTGCCTGACCAATCTCCGTATGTGACTTCTAATGAGAAAGATCCATTAACAGGTATTTCTACTCGTCTATATACCGGTGCTATCCCAGGTCAAAACGAAATTACCTGGTGGCATGATTGTATTTACGGCGCAGACGCAGTTCCTGAGTATTTGATGAAGATTGTTATTCCATTAAGTTAATAAATGGTAGGGAGGGGCAATATTGTCTCTCCCTAATGTTACGGATAAGGGGGCTATATGCCATATACTTCAGGTGAGTTGGTCACGCGCGCTTGGTTCCTAACCGGGATTGTCAGCCGAGACTTGCAAGAAGTGTCAGGCTCTCAATTCGAAGATGGGATGTATTGTTTAAATGCTCTATTAGCAATGAATACTGCTAATTTGGGTATGATCCCCTATTTTACTAAACAAAACTTTACTGGCATCGTTGCCAATGAAGCTTACTTTATTCCTAATCTGGTTCAGCTTGAAACGCTGACCTTCGTTATTCCTGATGATGCAACACCAGACCAAACCGTGCGCTTCCCCATGTCACGTCAATCACGTGAAAACTATTGGGCAACACCTCGTGCTAACGGCATTGCATCACTACCTTATGTGTATGAAACTGAACGGGTAATGGGAGGTATGAATTTATATATATACTTCACCCCAGATAAACCCTATGTATTTGAATTTTGGGGTAAATTTTCTCTAGCCTCTACAGTAGCTAATCAAGATTTATCATTGATTTACGACCCCTATTATTTAGAATATCTGCGCTACGGTACAGCCACCTATTTATGTGAAGAATACAATGTTATTCCTCCACCAAGTATTGATAAACGATTCAAACAATACGAACAATTAGTTCGCGGCACAAGTCCTACAGACTTTACGCAAAAGATACAGAATCCCTTCTCTGGCAACTATGCGCCAAATTATGCATACGCGAATGCTAGTGGTGGTTATGTGCCTGTTGGCTGGGGGTATTAATGCAGCCATCCGCACAGAGACCTAAAGCCGAGTTACCTGTCAATATTGTTGGCGGCAATAAATTCTCGCGCTACCCAAAGATGTCTGATGAACAATCATTTAACATGATTGTGACTGATGGGTTTTTGGTCTCTTATGCTGGATACAAAAGCATTTATACTATCCTAACTAAAAGCGGATTAGGGCGTGCAATATACGCAAGTACACGTGGCGGATTTATGATTGCGGTTGTAAGCAATCACGTATATAAAATACAGGGCCCTCAAAATAATCTTGTAGTACAAGAGTTATTTGATTTAAATACTTTTTCCGGTGATGTATTCATAGATGAAAACATTGCCTCGCAAATTGCTATTGCAGATGGGCAGGCGTTATGGATTTATAATTGGCTTACAGGTGATTTTCAAACCGCTGTATTGCCTTTAAATCCTAATACCGGAAACCCAATTAAACCTGGATATGTTACTTATCATGATGGTTACTTTATTGTTCCTGATTTGGATTCAGCAGCCTGGTATTTATCAGCTCCCAATAATGGCTTAAGCTGGTTATGGGGCGCAGGTGGCGCTGCCGTTGCTGGCTCTATACAAACCAAACCTGACAATTCGGTTGCAGTTCTACGGGCCCCAGGGAAGGGGTCACTTATTTATGTGTTCGGCAATAATGTTACTGAACTTTGGAATGATGTGGGCGCTCCTGATTTTCCCTATCAACGTAATGGTTCAACAAGTATTGACTTTGGATGTTTAAGCCCATCAACCATTGCGGCCATGGATGACATGGTTGTGTGGTTAGGTATTAATGAGCGCTCCGGTCCAGTGATAATGATGGCCAATGGCGCAAATGGTAGCACTATTTCTACAGATGGTATTGAATATAGATTTGAGCAGTTGCAATTCCCACAAGAATCTTATGCTTTCTTTTATACAGAAGCAGGTCATGTATTTTATCAAATCACTTTCATTAATCCTGCTGATAATTTAACACTGGTTTATGACTTTGAGTCTAAATTATTTTCAACACTGACTGATGAACATTTGAATCATCATATTGCTTCACGCATTGCTTATTACAATGATACTTACTATTTCGTGAGCTTAAATGACGGTGACTTGTACGAGTTAAGTTACAAGTATACTTATTTTGACTATACACAACCGAGCAATCTGCAACCTAATCCGTTTCCTCCCCAAATCGAGGAAATACCAAGGATTAGAATTTGCCCTCCATCAAGGCTGGACGATAGTTCGCGCTTTGTGGCAAATAATTTGTCTTTCACTGTGGAGCAAGGGGAAGATATTTTTTTCAAACGTTCACTTCTAGCCGGACTAACAACTGAAAATGGTTCGGTTCTAACCAATGAAACTCCTATTGGATACGTGGGTTCCACCCTAACAAATGAATGGGTGCTTGATGATTATGTTCCGCGCATTGATTACACCGTGTCGCGTGATGGCGCTGAAGCATGGGCTAATTATGTAAGTGTGCAGATGAATCCTTTGGCTAACAGAAAGAATCGCGTGATGTTTAACCAGATTGGCGAGGCCAATGATTTAGTGCATCAATTTAGGTTTTACAGTAAAGCGCGTGTAGTGATAACTAACGGCATTATGCAGATTAGAGAGAATACATTGGAGGTGAGGCAATGAGTTTTGTAAGCCCTACATCTTTGACATTCCCTAGCTATGTGAATGGCGCAATGGTTAATCCAACGGATGGAAATGTTACGCCTGATTGGAATATCTATTTTGCGCAACAAAGTCAGCAATTGCAGGTTAATTTTTCCACGAGCGGTATCACTGTTCCGTCTATGACGAGCGTTGAAATTGCTAATTTAGTGACATTTAATGAAGGCCCCAATGGCAATGGAAGATTTAATAATAAAATCTTTGTTAATTCAGATACGGGCGCAGTTCAAATTCTTCAGAACGGAAATGTTTTAGGAACGTTCACAGTTACATAGAGGTTATTATGTTTGATTCATTATTCGGTGGCAGCCAGACAAATCCTTACGATGAGGCTTTGGATTTATATAGTTATGAAGACATGGAAAACATGCTTAATGAGTATTATGGTCCATGGCGTGAAGCCGGTCTTCGTGCACTTCCTACTATGGAAGAGCAGATGATGATGTTGTTATATAGCCCTGATGCCATTAACCAGATGATGGGTTCAACCTATGAAGCTTCGCCTGGTTATGATTATCAGATGGAACAATCCATGAATGCTGCTAATTCTGCGGCTGCTGCGGGCGGTATGTTAGGCACACCTACACATCAACAAAACGCGATGGAGCAATCTCAGCAAATAGCTAATCAAGATTATTGGGAATATGTGGATCATTTGACAGAGTTGTATTACAAAGGCCTGGGAATCGGTAGTGATATCAATAAAATGGGTTATAACGCTTCAGACAAGATGGCGCAAGATTTATCTAGATTTATGGCAGCACAAACTGGATTAACGGCGCAATCAGCTAATTGGGAAAATCAATCTTCAAGTGCATTTTGGAGTGCATTAGGCGCTGGAGCAGGATTCGCATTAGGTGGTCCTGGTGGAGCAGCTGCTGGTGGCGCAATCGGAGGAATGATGTAATGGCCTATCAATTACAGACCCTTCCTCAGTTTACGCCTCAAAATCCTACCCAAGATTTTATGAAGAGTTATGGTGCTGCACAAGAATCTCACTCCAAGAAACTCGAACAACAGCGTTTGAAGAAAGATATTGCTGCGTACGATCAAAGATTAAATGCTGAATTAGCCCAAATGTTAGCTGCTACGGAAGCATCGCAGGCATCTACGCAGCATAGTCTTGCTCAAACGGCTGAAGTTGCGCCTAATGCTGAAATGCAGAGAAGAATGCATGCTGAACAAATGGCTTTGGCTGAATTGCAAAGAATGCTAGCTCCAGGCGAAAGTCAGGCTAAGATTGGTCAATATAATGCTTCTGCAGCAGCCTCTAAAGCGCAAACTGAAGGTTTAGAGCTAGACAATGCTTTAAAGGGATTCAACCTAAATTTGCAAATACAAGATTTTGCCCAATCTCAAGAAGAAGCGGAACCAATTGATAGCGCCGCTTTAGTAGAAGAAGTTAATCGACAATATAATCCTACTATTACAACCATCCTAGATACTTTGCCAGAAAATATGAGATCAGATCTGTTGAGCAGCATGGTTCCTATGGATTCTCAACAAGAAAACCAATATTTCAGAGAAAAGAAACGCAGGGAAGCTAATCTCCCAGAAGCACAGAAAGCTTATGAAGAAGAGAGCGCCAAACTTTCTGCTAAAGATAAAAAGGTTAAACTTCAAGAAATAACAAAATCCAATAAAACTATTGATAATTTGAATACAAATTTAACTTCCGCTCAAAGTGCATACAATCAAGTTCCTTGGTATGAAAAAGGTGTATTTGCAGGGAATAGGGAAGCTTTAAGTTCAGCAGGACAAGAATTAGATAATAAAGTTTATAGTATGCTCTTAGATAGCATTGAAAAGCTAGAAGGTACAGGTACAGTATCTGAAGGTGATATCGCAATTCTAAAAGGCATTCAGCCAAATAGACGCATGAATCCTGAAGCGTTTTCTTCAGTTGTACAATTCATTAAAACTGTAGGTGATAGAGAGAGGCAATACAACACATGGATGTCATCTTTATTGTCGGCTCAAAATCCTATGATGACGCAAGAAAAAGCGCAGGCTGGATGGGATGAATTTGCTCTTTCTAATCCTGTGGTGATTCCTGATGTAGTGAAATCATCAGCGTATACGCCCGAGCAATCTGAAGCACAAAAAGAAGCTCAAAGAAGAGGCCTTCCTTTAACTATTGATATTGTTAAGCAGGTGCCTAATGAATAAAGATTTAAGTATGTACACAGATGAAGAAATATTGGCACTCGCTCAAGGTCAGCCAATAAAGCAACCATCTGCTTTTAAATCTTTTTTGAAAGGCACGGAAACTGGCGTTGGAAGAACTTTATATGGTGTTCAACAAGGATTTGAGCAATTAACTGGGGGGGAATCTCCAGAGTTGAAGCAAGAGGTTTTAAATATGGAACAACAGTATGCTCCATATCAAGAAGCTAATCCGAACTGGGCATTGGCCGGAGAGCTATTGGGATCTATTGGCTCTACTTTACCTGCCGCATTTATTCCTGTAGGTGGCCAAGCATTTGCAGCTACAAAATTAGCTAAGCCATTAAAGGCGCTCGCAACTGGAGCAAAAAGAGGCGGAATTCAAGGTGGTGCAGCGGGTGCTTCCCAATATGTGAAAGAAGATGAGAGCAGACTTAAAAACACAGCTATTTCTGCTGCACTTGGATCTTTTTTAGACGCCACCTTCTCAGGTGGGCATGCTGCTTATCAGGCGGCAAAACCGAGCAATATGCTAAGAGGACAAACAAGCTCTTCTAAAATTGCAGAGAATTATGAAGCTGCAAAAGGAACTGAAACAAGCCTTGGCAGAGTGTTAGAAAATCCATATTTAATGCAATTGCAAGAGAATGTATTACCAAGCATTCCTATGTCTGGCGCTAATGAAACTACGAAAAGAACCGCAGATATTATGCAAAAACAAGGGAAAGATATATTAACAGAAGTAAGCGGTGGTAATATCCACAGCAAAAATGAAGCTGGAGCTATATTACAGAAAGCATCTATTGATGAAATAAATCAAAGAACCAAGATAGCTTCTGATAATTATAAAAATGTAGATGACCTGGCAGCTAAAAAAGGAATAATTCCAACACAAGATAACCTTAATAAGGAATCTTTTGATTTGTGGTATGAACAATCCGTTATACCTGCGCTCGAGAGAAATGTAGATAGTAAAATTCTTACGGATTTAGAATTTTTTAGTAATGATAAAAGTCTGTCATCTCTCAAGGATATGAATCTTTTAAGAAGCTATTTAGGTGATTCGGCATATCAAGCTAAACGTTCTGGAGATAATAATGCCTCTAGAATTTATTCGAGACTTTTGGGCGCGCTAGATAAGGATATGGTTGATTCGGTATCTGGAGATAAAGAAGTATTAAAAGCGTTTGAAGAAGCTCAAAAATACTATGGGGACTTACAAAAAGTTAAGCATGATAAAGATATGTTTAAATACTTTATGGACCCACGATTATCACTATCTGATACTTTCATCGATACATTTGTTAAAACTAAAGATAGGCCGCAGCAGCTTTCAAAAATCACTGAATTATTTGACGAAGAGCAAATGAATGTCCTTAGATCTGGTATTTTTTCAGAAGCTATTCAGCCTGACCAAAGTATTAATCCTAAAAAACTATCTTCAATTTATAGAGATATCGGCAAAGATCAAAAGAAAATATTATTTGAAGGCGCTGAAGGATCTGAAAAATCACTAGATGATTTTAGCAACCTTATTGGAATGAATCCAAAAGCTTCAGAAATGATGTTCAACCCTCCTACTGGGCAAAAATTATTACCTTGGGCAGGATTAACAACATTAGGAACTATAGGCTTTGGAATGGGAGGACCGGCCGGGGCAGCCGCAGCAATACCTATTGGCGGAGCAGTAGGAGCTGGTGTAAATAAATTCCTAACTTCTCCTAGAGTAAGAGAAAGCCTAATTTCTAAAATTCTGCAAAACGATCCGATGAATAAAGAATTATCTAGATTATTGACTGGCGCTATCCCTGGAACTTCCGCAGAAGCGGTAAGCCATGAACCATTAACCATTGAAATTAGAAAAAGGGCGGAATAATGTCACTTAATCCACTATACATTCCTTTATATCAATTACTATTTAATAAGATTGCAAATATTGTATTGCGATTAAAAGAGACTCTACAGAGTCACCAAAAAGACCAAGCCCTTGATTGCATTTATTACAAAGCAAACCGCGGATTTTTCCTGTCGAATGGCAATGATCTACAGAAAGATAGTTATCATGATTCCTTGCGGACTTTATTTGGTGCTTCTTGCATATTGCGCAAACGCCATTTTGTTTCAAAAGCATCTCATTGTAATCATCAAGAGAAATTCCATAATGCTTTTGATAATTTAAATGACGCGCTTTATCGCGATATTGACGATTGTACCATTCTCGATGCTTATTCTTGCTCTCCTCTTTATCATGATGAGCTTTCACAGAAGCTCGACTACACTCTCTACAGTAGGGGGAACGCATGTTTAGCATAGATGCATTAAATTCCAAAACTTTTTTATCTATTTTGCATCTTACGCAGAATATAGTCTCCACATCTGGATCTCTTTCCAAGATTCTAGATTTTCTACGAAGCTCCTTGAATCGTTCAGGATCTGCCAATCTTTTTGCCTTATTTTTATCGGATATACATTTTTTGCATCCTCTATATGAGCTTTTCTTTTCCCGAGTTGCCTGTTCATCAATAAGAGGACCACAAACTTTGCATATCTTAACTATTGCTTTATCCAATATATTTTCTCCTTGTATAGACAAGGATACATGGAATATGTCTATAAGTCGAGGAGATTTAGTATGTCTTTAAATCCGCAGTATATCCCTTTGTATCAATTACAAAGTTATTTCGTCGACAAGGCGACTGGCGCACCACTAGCTGGCGGTAAAGTATATTTCTATTCTGATGTAAACAGAACTGTACCAAAAACAGTTTATGAATTATCTAGTACTACGGGAACTTATACCTATGTTCCGTTGCCTAACCCTATAATCCTCAGTTCTGTTGGTACACCTGTTGATAATAATGGTAATGATATTGTTATCTATGCCTATCCATATGATGCTTTTGGTAATTCTGAACTCTACTATGTGGTAGTCCAGGATGCAGATGGGAGACCACAATTTACGCGCGAAGCTGTTCCTGGAATCTCAGGCTCAGGGTCTCCTTCTGGCAATTCGGGCCTTTTCAACTACGTCCCTAATGGTCAATTCTTAGTTCATACTGATTTACCATCATCCACAGATACATTGGTTGCTGGCACGAATGTTATAGCTCAAGGAGGATTTACAGTCGAGCTTTCTAATCCGTTAGGCTCTGTTAATAAGCTGCAATTTATCCCCCAAGGATTTACGGAGGACCCTGAAAACAGCCCAAGATATTTAGCTCGATTTACAGCAGTGACATTCGATCCCGCAGATACCATAAAAAGCATTCGTATCAAATGGAATGATGTTAATAAGTTCTCAGCCAATGATAATTTCTATACTTTTGCCTTCTGGGGTGAAAGCAATGTCAACATTCCTGTATCAATCAATATTATTAAATACTTTGGAACGACAGGAACCGTAGTTCCTGCAGAAACTATATTTACCGATACGATTACTCCCACCGGAGATATTCATCAATACCAATTCCAGTTTGGTCAAAACTTTGGGGATGTGGTCGATACGGTTAATAACAACGATTTCGTGGCCATTGATATCGCTTTGCCTACAAATATTGGTTTCGTATTAGATGTCACTAACTTTACATTAGTTCTTGGGCAGCAAGTTCTCACAGCTTTCCCGCTGCAAACTAATGCCGATATGATTACGCGCGGCAATGATGGCTGGACTGACTTACCTAATCCTAATGGATATGATTTATTACTGCCTAAGGTTCAAACCAGAATAGGTTATGAATATGCAGAATGGGAAGTAGGTGATATTGGGGCTACTGCAGGAAACATTATTAGTCCTTTAAGTACATCCCCATTACCTCGTGGCAACAGAATGTTATTAGATGGCGCTACTTATATCTATGCTGATTATTCAACATTAGGAATTCCTTTTTCTAGGCTGGGTGATTTTCTAGTAGATAACAGCACCATTCCAGAGTGCCCTATGTTCGGAACTGGCGCCAATTATGCTACAGCATATGGAAATCTGGCTAATATGGATATTCTTAGATTATCCGTTAATAGTTCTGGTGTTGGTGTTGCATATGCTCAGGATGGTACAGGTGCAAGAGCAACTGGATTTACCTTCACAGGAATTCCTATTTATAACGGCTCTACTGTTGGCCATGTTAGTTTAAATTATAACGCTTACTCTAGTGGCGTTGCCATTAATCAGCTTATTTGCAGAGCTAATTTCAAGACTTTTGATTTTGCTGACGATCCCCTTACCTATTGTATTGACGGGGATGTCCCTACCGGGTTCACTTTTACGCCATTTAATTATGATACTGGACTGTATGCACAACAAGGCATAGCTTTTAGTATCGATACATTGGCTGGAGCGACTTTGATAACCGGGGGCCCTGGCAAAACATTTTATTTTTTCACGGCTAATAATCATACATTGCCTTATTATATTTGGTTTGATACTGGGACTGAAACAGATCCAGGCCCACCTTTAGCACAACCTGGCGCACTTCCAATCCAAGTGAATGTCAACACAACTGATAATGCAGAAGATATTGCTAATACACTTCAAGAAGTGATGAATGCATATCAAATCACCAATATTGATTTTACTGTTATACCTCCTGCTGGCTCTTACTTCACATTCCAAACTAATCCTGGCGCTGTAAGAACATTCTATGTTTGGTATACCTTTAATGGAGCAGGGTCAGACCCATTGATACTTGGAGCAATAGGAATAAATGTAAATGTTTTATCTTCTTATAATATGGAAGATGTTCGACATTACACCCTATTTAAAATTAACCAATATCAATATGCCGTTCCTGATGCTCAAGGTATGTTCTTAAGAAATTACGATCCAACCGGACTTTGGGACTTTGATAATTTAACAAGATGGTCAACAGTCACAGGTCTAACAGGCCCGAATCTCGGTACATTTGAATATTCTCAGCTGCTGTCACATTACCATGAGGTATTTGCTGTTGTTGCACCTGCAATAAATAATCTTGCACTTGGGCCAGATACATTGGTAGCAAATACAGCAACCGGGAATACAGGCGGCAGCGAAACGAGACCTGTCAACATGTACGTCAATTATTATATTAAATATTAGGAGCAATTATGCCAGTACCAGCTTTTACAATTAGAAACAACGGCGGTGATTATAACACCCAGAGCAATAATGCTTATAAATTCTCAGATTTAGTCATCGAAGGAGAACTAACTGCTGCCACTCCTCAAACAATTACTATTCCAACTGTAAGCACAGCGGTGTATGCAGCCGGCGGTAGCCCAACAAGATTATTGGCTTTCTTCTCATTTACTAAAGCAGCCAATGTATTTTTAAAACCTGATGTTGCTACTACGATTGCTCTTCCCACAACTACTTTTGCCGTGGGCAATACAGAGTTAAATCCAGACTTATCTGGCGGTAGAGAAGTATATGCAGGACAGCAGATTCAATTATTAACAGCAGATACAGGTGTTTTTGTAACCATTAGATTGTATGCAATTTCATCAAATATGTAAGGTGACCGATGCGTAATTATAATCCGATAACTCAGTTGCTACCGATAACCAGTTTAAATGCATTGGATGTTATCCCTATTGTTGACGTAACTGATTTAACACAATCTCCTGTAGGAAGTACCAAAAAGATAACCCTGACGCAAATACAAGATTTTGTGATTAGCGGGACTTCCTGGACTACCGTCACAACCAATCCGACAACACTAGCGCCTTCCCAGGGCTACATTATGGATACGCCAGTTTTAGGTCTTGTTTATCTGCCATTGACTGCGAATGTGGGAGATCAATTTTATATTGAAGGCCTAGGCCCTAACTTATTTGAAGTTCATCAACACGCAGGCCAATCAATCGTATTTGATAGTTTTACAACAACTGTGGGAACTGGCGGATATATAGCCTCTACTAATCCTGGGGATGGTTTAACGATTATGTGTACGGTGGCTAATACCACATTTAAAGTGCGCAGCTCCATTGGAACATTATTAACGATATGAGGAATTAAATGTCTACTATTCATAGTTCACCGATACACTTTATTCCTCCTGCTGCTGTAGCTAGTGCGGCAGGACAGCTATTAACATCTGTGGATAATCTTGGTCATACTGCATGGCAAAATCCCACAACTCCGGTATTGCCTCCTAATGGGATCCAAATATTTTTTTCTAAGCAAATTGGTAGTGATGTTAATGGGGATGGTAGTTATACAAATCCTTATGCATCTATAAATTTTGCTTATGCAGCAGCGGGTACACCTACGGTTCCCGTGTTTATTACGGGATTAGATGCAGAAGTCTATGATGAACAATTGGTATTGGACAGCTCTTTAAAATTCATTATTGGAACATATGCGAATTTGAATTGGACAGGAGCAGGAGATGCTATTACTGTTTTGGTTTCAGGCGCAGAGTTTCCTGTTATATTTTCAACTGTAGCTGCAGCAAGTGGGAATGCTTTAGTTAACCCATCCAATGAGGTTGTTATATTTCAAGTTGGTTCCTTGCAGCAAGGCAATGTTGTAAATTCAGGTGGTGGAATAATTATTGTTCAATCGTTAATAACGACTGTTGATTTTATAAACAGTGGATCTGGTCACTTTTTCTATGATGTTACAACTAGGCTTGCAGGTACAGATACTGGAGTTGTTCAGGGATTATGTGCTCAAAGTGCATCAGGACCATTTAGCATAGGTGGCTATGCATATCCTTTTGGCGGTAGCACAACACCAGGTTATGTAATGACCGCGACGGGGCCTAATACTTTAGGGTTTGCTCCTCCTCTTACAGGATTCACATCTATTAATGTTCAAACATTTACCTCCAATGGCACTTACACGCCGACAACCGGAATGTCTTATTGCATTGTTGAATGCGTAGGCGGCGGTGGTGGAGGCGGTGGTGCTGCTTCAGCAGCAGGTTCTTCCGCTGGCTCAGGAGGAGGCGGGGGTGGTGCTTATGCCAAGTCAGTGATTGATGCAGCAACTATAGGAGCTTCTCAAGCTGTTACTGTTGGCGCCGGAGGCGCAGGCGGTGTTGCAGGAAATAATAACGGTACTAATGGTGGAACAACGAGCTTAGGATCATTGGTAATCGCTGATGGTGGTGGTGCTGGATTTGGTGCTGCTGCTAGTGTGACCACTCCTGCTTTAGGGATATATGGTGCTGGTGGAGGGGGTGGGACAGGCCAATTAGTAAAAAATGGTGATTCTGGCTTATTGGGTGTTGGTTGGGGCGTATCATTGATAGGAATTGGCGGTCAGGGTGGTAACAGTTTTTATGGCATTGGGGGTGAGCAATTGGTTAATCTCCCCGGTGCTAATGGATTTAATTATGGATCGGGTGGTGGTGGAGCTGGATCAGGAAATACAGGAGCTGTTGCTGGCGGTAATGGCCAATCCGGTATCGTTATTATTACAGAATATATAGTTTAATTTAATTAGGAGTTTATTATGGGTGCTAAATTTTATGGCAATGCAGTTGGGCAAAATGGTTGGAGTCCTACCTGGAGTTATATTGATGCTTCTACTGAAAGTTTATCAACAGTTACAAATCCAGGTTATATTAACTCTATTTTAGCTGCTGGTAATAATATTGATACCAAAAGTCTTGTTGTAGTCGCATATGATGCGGGCACTCAAATATTTCAACAAACAAATGTAGATGGCGTCATTACATTATCTATTTATTCTCCTGGTGATAATAGTTTTCCATTCACTAATGTTCAGTTTGTAGCAAAAGGTGGTAGTGATTTAAATGCGGGTAATATGCTTGGTTCGCCAAAATTAACCATTCCTGCTGCTCTTTCAGCGCTATCTGGTCAAGGTGTAGTATGGGTTCTAGATAGTGGAACTTATTCTGAACCTTTTGTCATTCCCCCAAATGTTGGCGTTTATGCTCCTACTGCTGTGGGTTCATACACTAATGCAACAGGTTCATATATTACTCTTAATGATACTGGGGTAGGTTATCTTTCATTTGTTAACTTTGCTGCATTGCAGGTTGGCGGAGGGGCACAAGCAATTACTGTCAATGGAACGCAATCAGCATTGATTGCACAGTTTGATATTTGGACAAGTGGACCAGCAGCCATTAATGGAATAATGAGTATTTTTGCGCAAATTATTTCCAATTCCATAATAACTGTTGGCGCTTCTGGCCAGCTATATGCTGATGTAAGTTTCTCCGGTATTTCCACAATAGTGCAAACTACTCCTGGAACAGCAAGCGGTAAATTTGGTAATGATTTTTTTGCAGATCAAACATTTAAAAATAGATCTATTTCCTATCAAGATGAGCTTCAAGAAACTGTTGGCAGACAACTCCAATTAAGTGATGGCGGCTCTGATGTCACAATTCAATTTAATAGCATGAGTCCTGCAAACTATATTCTTCCTCAAACAAGTGACGTAGACATTCCAGTTGGTACCGTTATAACTTGGGCACAAGTAGGCGCTGGAGCTGTTAATTTCCTACAAGGAACAGGTGTAACAATATTGTCTTTAGCAGGAACAACACCGCAAACAATTGGAACTGGTTCAAAAGCATTTGCAGAAAAATTATCAGACACAGTATGGCTAGTATCAGGCGATATTCAAGCCGTCGGACCATAACACTATTTTATTAGGAGAATTATTATGTCAGCGATTTTAACAAGAGTAGAGATTGGTCAACAAGGTTCTTTACCTGGTGAAGTATTAATGTCTTCAACAGATGATTTAGCGACCATCACCTCTCCAGGATATCTAAAGCCAAATGAAGGTGGCGTAACATTGCTACCTACTGATTTTATTACTGCCGTCTATGGAACCCCTCTCGTCAATAAACAACAATTTACTCCCGTATTTAATGGGACTGAAATCACATTAGTTGCTATTGGCGGCGGGGGAAGCATTAATGGCGCTGAAAATATTGGAACCGGACAAGGATTGCTCGGTGTATCAGGTGATAACATTACTGGAAAAGGTTTACTAGCCGGCGCAAATATATCTGTCACTCCATCAGGAAATGATTTAGTGATTGCAGCCACAGGAAGTGGTGGTGGAACGATTACTGGTATTGTAGATGTTGGCACAGGTACAGGACATTTAGCTGCTGGAACCGCAGGTACTAACGTTCAAGTTAAAACACTCGTTGCAGGTAATGATATAGTCGTCACCGAGAGTGGAACAACTGTAACTATTGCCTCAACTGCTGGCAATAATGGCCTAACCAATCTTGCCAATCTTCCTGGTGGTGAAGGTATATTCGCAGGCCTTGTAGGTACTGTTGCTCAGCTTAAATCTATTGCTGGAGGAGCGGGAATTGATATTACTGCTAGTGGCAATAATATCATTATCACTAACACTGGCGGCGGTGGTGGTAGCAACTTTGAATATGAAAATGCTCAGTGGGTAGCTAAAAATGGTAATGATGATACTAATGATGGCTTATCTATCAACACTCCTAAGTTAACCGTTCAGGCGGCAATCAGTGCGCTTGGCGGTAATGGTATTATTCATATCGAAGATAATGGTACTTATACTGGGGCTTGGAATATTGGTGGCAATGATATTACGATTGACGCACCTGCAGCATTTTTAAATACTTCCGGTGTAACGGCCTCTTCTGGCGCTATTTTTAAAGTAAATGCTTATTCATTTGGTACCAATTTTAATAACATAATATCTTCTGCTAACATTGTTGTTTATATAAACGCTGAGAAAGTCAGGGGTAATTATGGTAATGGAACTACAAATCCTTCTCAATTATTTATCAATGCTCAAGAAATAACCAGTGATTTTACTATTACAACAAATGCGTCTGTGATTCTAAAATTTGATAGTTTAGCGGGTGATATTGTTGATACCTCTCCATTAACAGCTGCTGCCCCACCAATCAATATATTTGGATATGCCCAAACCGGAAATATAACTTCAACCAACGTAAACATTGGTGGATTTTTACAATTTAGCTCTGGAACGCCAACTATTACAGGCATAAGACAGGGATATTTTAATGGCGTATATTATGGAGACCAAGAAAATACAGGAACATGGTTTAATGATGGCCCTGTAAACGGTCAACCTTATAATGTAGTTATATGGAATACGGCTCAAACAAACGTATTGAATGGTTCTAATTACAAGCTTTATTCTAATGCCTATATTAATTACATTGGCAACAATGGATATGGTCGTTTTGATTTAACTAACGATGCTGCAGTGCCTGTTGGTTTTAAATGCTGGATGTTCCAAAACGTTAATGACAATCAAACAGGTGTTTTATCATCTGGTATTGGTGGTGTTGCTAATATTATTTCTCCCAGTACAGTTCCTGGTGTTGCCTATACACGTCGTAATGGTTCTTGGCTGTTATTGACCAAGGTTGCTCAAAGCGGTGGTGTAGCTACATTTAACGTTTCGGGTGATTTATGGCAAAGCAACTTATCATCATCAACGGTTAATGTGTTTGTCTCTCAAATTGATGGGGATGATGCATCAGCTGATGGAAGCATTAATCAGCAGTTTGCGACCATTAATGCTGCTCTAGCCTATGTTATTGCTACTTATACAGCTACGCCTGCGCATGGTATAAATATCACTATAACTGATGATGCTATGTACAATGAGAAGTTGGACTTTACGGGCACCTCCAATATTCAATTAATTGGTAGAACTGCTCAGATTTCATATACAAGTTCTGGTCCTGGAGATGATGGCTTTACTTCAAATGCTCCCGAACAATTTGTATCTGTAGCCTCATTAATAACCTCCGGTGGTGGTAAAACTGTAAATTATACTGGGGCTGGCGCTCTTATATTAAATGTTGATATTCTTGGTGGCGGCAATGTTGAAAATAATGGTCCAGGGCTTATGCTTGCGCAAGCGTATTCCTTGCAAGGAACCACAGTAAACTCTGGTGGCGGAGAATTCAGATATACAACGATTGTTAGGTCTGGTGCTGATGGAGCGGGCATTATAGGGAATTCCTCTGATGGCGCATCACAAGATTGGACAGTCTTAAGAAATTTAAGAGCATCAGACAGTCTGTTTGTAGCATCTACTCCAGTGGCTATCAATGTTGCTTCCTTAACAATAACTGCCGCACTTTTGCAGGATAGAATTATTGTTAATAATGATGCAGGTCCATCAACATGGACTTTAGATACCGCGACCAATCTAACGGCAGCATATCCAGGCATTCAAGACAATGATTCATTCTCTGTGTTTGTGAGCAATACTACTGGAGCCACTATTACATTTGCTAATAGCTCTGGAACAACCGTTACAGGGGCGCCTACAAGTGCATTAGGATTTACGTTCTGGATGAGATATGTAGGGGGTTCTTGGGAATTGTATTATTGATGATGAAAAGGGCCCTTCGGGGCCCTTATGGTTACTTAAGTATTTCGTGTGGCATCCCCATTATTAATACAAAAACAATCATAACTAAGCATGCCAATATCACCGGGGTCATTATTTCCCAAAAAGACATAAATATATCCTATGTTTCACGTGGAACATTAAAATCCCTCATGTACTTCACCTGGTAAACTATATAAAACCAACATTTCATCTTTTATATCTACCATGCCAAATAAATCTTTAGCTTCACCATCACTAGATTTAATTACGATCCTAAGATTAGTGCTGTATTTTTTAAGATTTTCAATTAATTCACTTGTTGTCATAAAATAATCCTTAGGTAAACTTAGCCGGTAGGTCACTTATAATGTCATAGAAATTAGATTCAATCATATCGGCCATCTTTAATTGTTCTTCTGATAACTCAAAAGATCTGTGACTATGATATTTTTTTATAGACCTGAAAATACCCGCTATCTCTTCGAGACATACATATGCATCGTTAGCATGCAATGCCCTTATTATATCTTCTTTTTCAGTATCTTCATCTACCGTTAATATTAATTTAATCATTTTTTAATTTCATCCTTCATAATCTCTAACTTATTAACCACATCAACATCTTTAACAATTGACATCACAGGTGTCCTGAGATAAATCCCTTTAATTTCATCCTTCATAATCTCTAACTTATTAACCACATCTTCAGCATTAGAGTACTTAGCCTTAACATCTTTAACAATGGCTACATACACATTTTTTAAATCATCTAAAGTATCAACTTCCATGAATCTAAGGCCTAAGTCTTGAATATCCATATCGGTTGCTACTTTCTTTGCTGGCACAAATGGTTGGTTATAAGACTTCTTTGGTGTTGATGTACCAACGTTAGATGCGCTATTGCCATCATCGTCATCATCTACATTAAGCTTAAGGATAGAGGCTAGGGCGTATCTTCTCATGTAGGTAATGCATGAGCCTATGCCCTGGGGATCTCTTTTTGAAGGATTCACTATGAATTCCGACTCCATGAACTCACCGCTTTCAGCATGAATAACCGTAGTAATAAGTTTAATAGGATAAAAATATCCTTCATCTATTTTTGGTTTTCCAAATTTATCTGTTTCTTCTTGCTTATATGGCCTTGGATCATCTTGAAAAGATGGGCTTTGCATAATCACTATGCCAGATTTATTAAGATGCTGGTTAATGCCATCAAGGATATTAGTCAACGATGCATATTTATTCTTGAAAAAAGGATTTGTTGCATCTTTAGATATGTTTTCTACTTCTGTTTGAAAGCGTAGTAATGCTTGAGCTAGTTTAATTATTGATTCACTTGTTCTCATAGCATATGCTCCAAATATAACTGTCCTATTTCTTTTCCATTTTCTTTATCATCTGAGCAACATATTATAATGCTGCCCTTGCGTGTAATTGTTAGTATTTTATAATCTCCAATCCATAATTCTAAATTATTTCCATCATCTAGTTTGGTTTCTACTGATAATCTTAGTGGATCATAATCTAGTTCATTGTAAAATGTTAACAATCTTCCATTTAGTACTTCTTCATTTGTTCTCATTGTTCTCATCCTCTATCTCTCTATCCATTGATATTTTGTAAACATAATCGTCCGTTTGAAAGCTTAATTCCCAATCAAAACAAAATAGAATTATTAATATAACTAATGCGCATCCAATTGCTTTCACTACTTAACCTCCTTCAAATAGGCTTTACCACTCCACTTAGCAAACAATTCTTCGAATCTTTGATCTCTTTCTTCTTCTGTATCATACTCTTCAGATTGGCCACTCATTCCACAATCAATCGTGATATCCCATGTATCTTTTTGCAAATCCCTAGTTTTTGATAACAACTTAATACTATTGGAATTAACCCACAACTCTTTGCCTTTAGTTTTTGTATTTAATTTAATTACGTTCATTACTTACCACCATACATTTTCTTCAACGCATCTAAATGCTTGAACATTAATTCGCGTGTATCAACAGGCTCAAACTTAGGGGGAACATAATTCCAATCTCTACCCTTCATTTCTTCATCGAATAGTCGATCTTTCTCTTCCATCTCTTGTTCCCACCTGCGTCTATCATCATCTTCAATTGGCCAATAATCACCCATCGGGTCTTCATAATCTTGCATTTCTAGAACCTCCCCAGTTTGTCCACAAATTCTTACGGGTCCATTAATCCCCATATACCAATCATCTCCACTATCCGTAATTCTATCCAACATGTCAGTCATAACAGTCTCCTTATTTAGTCAAAGCAGTTTTATTAGCAATCTCTTGTTTATCAGCTAATTTCCCACACTGATCAACAACCGATTTAAACATATCGCAAACTATAGAAACAACTTGATCTTCTTCACACTCTTGTAGAAACAACACCGGGAACACCGCTTTAAAAGGCTCAACCTTCAATAAGCCATCCTTCATCAACATGGTAAACATAACAGCACTATTTAGTGTCATAATCTTACATTCAAACAAAACATGATCTTCATACCCATTCTCAGTAATATATTTATTCATCACATTATTAATAGACCTATTAACCACAATTAAATCATTTATCATTTAAATACTCTCCACATTCAATATCATTCATTAAAATATATGTGCCGTCTAAATCTTTATTAATATCCATTAAATCTTGGCATGTTCTTATTTCATGAATATCTGAAGTATGCATCATATCCCACATGGAAACACCCAAGAAAGTTCCTAAAAAACATCCTAAAGCTGTAAGAACACTCAAAGTCATTAAATCTCTCATCTTAATATTCCCCACCATTATCAATTAAACAACGACATAAATCTAAACGCTCTTCTTGAGCAGCAAGCTTAAGTGGAGTCTCTATGTATTTATTATACTTATTTACATGCGCGCCCCTAGATATTAATAATTTCATAATATCAATATTGTTTTCAGCAATAGATTTGTGTAATGGCGTGTTAAGATTCACATCTTGATGATTAACATCAGCACCTAGATTTAATAATGTTTCACATACTTCATAATTACCCGCAGCTATAGCTGAATATAAGGGCGTGTGACCATAATCATCAGTAGAGTTAACATTATATCCAACATCAATTAATGTTTGGCATATCTCTTCTGATTCATTATTGCGTGCACACACATGAAGTATATTCTCACCATTTCTTAAGCTTCCTTTTTCTCTATTATTAGAAGCTTTTAATGAGTTTATTAACCATCCCATTTCGTTATATGTAATACCCCATTCAATTTCATTATTAGTGACTTGTTTAGCCGGTAAATTAATATCTAGAATGTCCTTTGTTAAATTATCCACCTTGATTTCTCCCTTGTTAATTAGTCGCCATAACAAGAGTATAACATGGCTATTTATAAAAGCAAATCTATTTATTAAAAAATATATTACGATTTAATGTTCTCTATTTATAATCATTAAATCCCAAGGAGAATCTACTAATCTTTCTTCTCCCGGATTATTTGGGTCTGGTTCAGTAGATGAATTAAAATAATAAATACCGTTCTCATCCCAATACCCCATCCAGGCATCCCCATCTTCCTCATGAATGATTCCAATAACATTATCAACTAATTTATGGTTATATCCTTCATCACGGCTTCCAACATATTTAATACAATCCACAAGCTGGCCAGCTCTTGTGTAGCCAATAGGATTTTGATCATCAAACTCAGATAATTTAAATGGTTTTAGTTTCATTTCTTATTCTGTATCTTTTGGGGTTATTCCCATAATCTTACACATTTGTTTATGGTGCTTCCTATTGGATAGATCTACTAAAATCCATGCGCAATGATAAAAAAAAGCAAATATGAGGGGAGACAATGACCCTGTGATCAAAGAAAAACTTCCAAATATGAAAAACAATAATATTCCTGGTTGTACTAGGAGATCTATTCCAGCTATTTTCATTTCTCATACCTATTTATTAAAAAATATATTACGATTTAATGTTCTCTTTCTCCCATTTGGCTATCTGCTCGGCTATTAAGCTAAGGGCGTGTGCAGCGCCAAATGTAGAAGATCGGGAGAATTCCTTTATATTGTCAATTACTAAATCATCTATTGATGGGGAGCACACTTCTATGTAGCAATAGGCTTGCCATGCGCCATGTATGAACGTGACGGAGGTGTAATAGGTGATTTGTTCTTTGTTAATCATATGAATTGCCTGTAAGCGTACTCAAGCTCAAGATCTATATTCCTCATTCCCTTTGGCGTAGACCACTTATTCTGACGTATAAGCTTCCTAAAGACGTTTAGAGAATAGTTTGGGGTGAACCCATGGTTGTTTGCAGCAAAGAATAAAAACTCTCTGTAGACCTTCTGCTTGTCTGATATGTAATAATCTTCCTGAATAAACGACCACGCTGCTCGCTTGATATCATCAGATATTATTCTTGGTGGCTCTTTTTCTTCAACCATAGTGTTGAAAACACTCATAGGACGAGCCTTTGGCTCGGACTTATTATATATCTTAATATCTATTTCTTCTTCAGTGACACTAGTGTCACCACCCCCCCCTATAACTTGTTCAATTTCATCATGTTTTTTGGACCTCAATCTTTCTTTAATCCTATCTAGCATTGACCCTATGCTTCCTTTTACCTGGGGAATATTCATGTCTAATAAATCTCTTGTGTCACCCTCTTTGGGTATTTCTCTATCCTGGGTTGTTTTTACCTCGTTTTCCAACTTGCATATATCCGCCATATGGTCATACTGAACTGAATAATCTATATTAGGAATGTTTTGTCTTCTTTGGTAAAACCCCTTAATGATTTTTAATACTTCATTGGGAGTGCATACCCTATAATCATTGGCTGCATTAAGGTTAAACTTTAATTTATTTATATGCCTTATAACAAACCCCATTTCCTCCATAGCTTTGATATTTCGAATAGCAGTTCTGCGACAGCATTTCCATATTCCCGCTAGATATGAGTAAGCTTCTTTTATTATAAGCTTGCCTGAATGGGAGATACGCCATAGATCTAACCACATGGAGGCTCTTCTATGACCTAAGATTTCATTAAGTTGATCTTTAAGAGAATTTAATGTGTTGAAATATGATTGAGAGTAGACTAAACTATTAAGCGAGTGTATTGACATTTTAAACCTCGGTATTAGGTAGATGTTAATTGAAAAAGTGCTTACCACAAGCACTGCATTCATTGAGTGTAGTACCAATCCTACTATGTTCAAGTTCTTTTTCCTTAATGTAGTCAGTCATGAAGGGGGTTTTGTCGACCCCCTTATTTTATTACCAACCCATTACTATCCATATATAACCAAGAAATAATCCAGCTACTACCCACCTTAAATCAGATACAGACTTTTTTAGCTTTTCTATCTCTTCTTCGTGATTCATTTTTTTCTCGCTTTTGCATACTTATAAATATATTTAAAATCATAACCAGGCAGCAACTGTTCAGCTGTCACTTTACAATTGGTCAATAAAGATACTTTAATGGCTTGCTCAGCCGTAGGAAAGCATTGTTTTCGGTAACCTTCCTCTTTAATAATCTGTCCATTTGTAATGTTACTTAATCTTGACCAGTTTAAATTAAGTATTTGGCTGACCATCACATGACCACCTCCTATTTCCATAGCTTTTAACCATGCTGCGTGCGCCTTTTCATGAGCAGGCGTTTCAAACTTAATTGGCTCTTCAAATATGTGTATTCTTTTCATCATGACTCCTTCGTGGTTTTTAAGTATTGTATCTTATTTATAAAAACATATCAATTTCTTCTTGACTAAATACGGATGTGTAAATATACTTTGTTTGTAATGAATTGATGGTGAAGTACATCTTACTTTAATTTAACCGTTTTGTAGGTGTTTTAGTCCACACATTGTCACCATTGATTCATTATTTATAAACATAGGAGATGATATGAATTTTTCAAAAGAACAGATGTATATGGTTAGGACCTATTCTGCTGGTGTGTTCGCAGGATATATTAAAGAAATTAATGATGAAGTTACTGTTGCCACCTTAACTGATGCTCGTAGAATTTGGAGGTGGGAAGGGGCTGCATCTTTATCTGAGCTTGCTACTAATGGAACTTCTAAATCTGATAAATGTAAATTTCCATGCGTGGTATCTGAGGTAACTTTATCTAATGTAATAGAAATAATTCCAATTACAGAAAAAGCTAAGAAATCAATCAGGGATGTTCCTGTTTGGACCTGTCATGAGTGATATTAGATTTGGCTATGGCGATGGCGATGGCGATGGCGGTGGCTATGGCTATGGCTATGGCGATGGCTATGGCGATGGCGATGGCTATGGCGATGGCGATGGCGGTGGCTATGGCGATGGCGATGGCGGTGGCTATGGCGATGGCGATGGCTATTGCGATGACGATGGCGATGGCGATGGCTATGGCGATGGCGATGGCTATGGCGATGGCTATGGCTATGGCGAGGGCGATGGCGATGGCTATGGCTCCTGTCATGAGTGATATTAGATTTGGCTATGGCTATGGCGGTGGCTATGGCTATGGCTATGGCGAGGGCGATGGCGATGGCGAGGGCGATGGCGGTGGCTATGGCTATGGCTATGGCTATGGCTATGGCGATGGCGATGGCTATGGCTATGGCGGTGGCGATGGCGGTGGCGATGGCTATGGCCATGGCTATGGCCATGGCTATGGCGGTGGCGGTGGCGATGGCGATGGCGATGGCGGTGGCTATGGCGGTGGCGGTGGCGATGGCGATGGCTATGGCGGTGGCTATGGCTATGGCAGTGGCGATGGCGATGGCTATGGCGATGTCGGTGGCGGTGGCGGTGGCTAGATCCCATAAAATACAATCATTGGGCTTAACTTAACCTGATTGAAGCAAAGCTTAAGTTGGATATTCCTATTTCCAGATAACCGGTCTGATGGTTGTATTTTATGGGTGAGTATCTAATTAAATTATTATTCCCACATAGCACAATTGGTAGTGCGACATGCTGTTAACGTGTTGGTTATTGGCTCGAATCCAGTTCAGGGAGCCAACTTATTAAAGGAAATAAAATGAGTATTAAAACAATAGAAGAATTATGGGAAGTATATAAATTAGCTCGTGTTGCTGAAGAGATAGCGCATGCCTGTTTAGAGCATGATTATAGCGATAGTCTTCGGTCTAAGATGGTTAATGAGATAGCTAATATCAAGGCTGCGGGTGTTCAAGGGTCTGGAAATCAGGTTCATTTTATTAATGCATTGGCAATGTATCTTGCACAGTTTAATCCTGTTGGGTTTCCTGAGGTTATTATTATTAAATCTGTTGAGGCTATTCTTAATTTCTATAAGATTGAGAAACCTCAGAACTGGGAAAGTTTAACTACTAAAGAGAAGATAGAGCAGGTATTAAAGGATGTTAAGGTTGATTTGGAGGAGATTCAATGACAGATAAATATACAGCAGAATATGTTAAGTCCATTATATCTACTAGCGATATAGACTATATTACAGAATTAATGAACGATGCTTATAGGAAAGGGAAGGAGGAGGCCCTTAATAATCAATCATCTAACGAAGTTTATAGCCAAGGATATCGTGACGGAGCAAATGATATTCTTAAGGCGGTAACATAATGACAGATAAATACACCTATAAATTTGATAATAATTTGGACATATATAGTTTTTTTAATAACGGATATAATATATTTAATGTATCATTTAGATATATGCCTCCGGCGCCTGTTTTATGTTCCCAAATTTTAGATTTATTAAATGAGGCGTATGAAGAAGGAAAGAAAAATGGCTCAAGTTCTTTATTGGATAAAGCTGTTTTAGAATCTAACCATAAATTATTCGAAGAAAACGATAAGCTTAAAAGACAACTAGAAACAGCAGTAAAGATTCGTGTAAATCTTTATGAGTCAAAGCAGAAATGGAAGGAAAACAATATGGCTACCAATGAGGCTTTATGTAAAGCATTAGAGGAAAATGAAAATCTTAAAGAAGAAATACGAATCATTGCCGAACAACTTTTTAGTCTTGCGGATTCAAATCAACATCAATCCCAGTAATCGATTTGATTACAATCTCTTCTGCTTGCTCTAAAGGATTATTAGGTTGGTCACTTAGAAATAGATAATTGATAGGTGCAGCAAAGATTAAAAATATAACCCCTGCGCATATTATTGGAAACTTAGTGAGAATACACAATATACTTTTCATATAAAATCCTTAGGGGATAGTTGTGAAATCAATATCAATACCCGTCACTTCTTTAATAACCGCTTCTTCCTCTTTCTCAACAACAACATTAGGTGTATCTTTAAAAAGATAATAATTAAGAGGCAATACTATTGCTAAAAGAGCTAGCAATAGTGCATATTTTTTCCATTTACTTTGCATAATATCCGCCAACGAGCTTTGTATAAGCTTCGACGTACGCGCTTGGAACCCCGGTAATAGGGTTTCCATTATAGTATTTAGCCCAGTAAGTAGCTTGCCCATTTATATCTCCAAAATTAGGTAAAGGATGGCTTACCCATAAATATCTAGCCCGACACATCATCGCAGCTAGTTTAAAATCTGTAATTAATCTATCAGCAGGCGGCACAACACTATAACCACATGAACTCAGTATTAAACGCTTAGTTCTATCTTGATCAACCAAATATTGATTCCAAAGATTATCATAAGTCGCAGGCTCCATCTGGAATATACCCAACGCAGGACCTTCCCCTAATTGATGGACATAAAACCCCAAAGCACTCTCTTTGGCGCACGTGCCCACAACCAATTGCTCAGCACCAGAGTTATGTGCATCCATCTGCTTAAGCGCAGGACGAATAATAAGCTCTATTAGTTGATTAACATTCATTGACATAATCTCTACCTCTATCCAGAGTATAGTTACTCGGTAGGCAGATTCCAATATTCTAGAATGACCTTAAGCGCTTCTGTAGCTCCATAGCAGACATGAACCCAATATCCTTGTCCAAGCAGTGTAATTATCATTTCTCTTTGCTCAGGGCTTATAACGGGCTTAGGCTTGCCTTTTACAATAGGTCTTTTCATTTCTATGAATAAACCATTATGAGTTTTTGATGAGTGCGCACAGAAGATATCGGGTACGCCAGGGGTGACACCTTGGGCTTTTAATCTTGCCGCTTCTCGGATGTTGCGCTTACCCCCATTAGGGATAGCAAAGGTGACTTTACGAATATCAGGATATCGAATAGTTAAGATGTGAAAAAGAGCTGCTTGCTCATCATCTTCAATGTGATTGATTCTCTTTGGCATCCATGAAGTTTAGAAGAGCCTCACATTCTATGCAAGATTCTTTACCAGATGGGGGTTTAAGGCAAACAATATGGGTTTTTAATGTTAAATCTTTTTTAAATCCATTAAAGAATGAAAGAAAATCATTATGTATCGAGGTTCTAGATTTAATTCGTTCTCTAACGCTCATAATGTAGGCCATTCAAAGAATTCAACATAAGGATATTTGTGGTTAATTACCATGCAGCCTTTAACAGCGATGACTATCATGATTGCAAAAAATATCTCTTTAAACATTATTTACCACCTTAAATACATCACTCTTAAATACATC